TAAAAAAGAATATAAACAAATTGAAAATTTTAAGTTTATAAAACCAAAAGAAGGTGATACTATTTTAAGTGGTAGAGTTGGTAATACAATTCGTTTATCTGAATTCTTTTTATCTTCGGATGGTAAATCTTATCCAGGTATATTCATTCGTAATAAACAAAACGCAGAATTAGATACTAAACCTATTGGAGAACTTATAGATGAGGATATAAACAAAGATGGTACATCTGTATATTTTGTTTCAGGTAAAACCAAAGTTCCATTTAAGGAAACTATTAAAAAAGAAAAGAAAGCATTCAAAGGATACCCATCCGATTTTAGTGGAGACCAATTATTTATAAATTCTGATAGAATTATATTATCAGCAAAAGCAAAAGAATTTATTATATTTGGAAAAGGAAATACGGGTGTAATTACAGATGGTAATTATTCTATTGATTCTGCAAAAGAACTTTATATAAATTCAGATAACAAAATAACCATACACTCCAATGGCGCAAATCAAATATTTTTAAATTCAAGTAATGGTAAAATATTTTTAGGTAAGAATCAAGGAGCAGGAGGGCAAGGTGCAGATGTTCAAAAGATGGTATTGGGTGGTGAGTTAGTTGCAATATTAAAAGAATTAATTCAAGCAATAAATGCACAGATATTTGCAACACCAGTTGGACCAACTGCACCAGGACCTGCTAACAGAGCATCATTTATTGCAATACAAGGTAAGTTAAATACTTTACTTTCATCAACCAACTTTTTAAGTAAATAAAATGTCTTGGATATTATTCAAAGCAAATGTATTAGGAGCAATGGCAACTGGTCGTTTTTCAAATGACCCTGATGGTTTTGCCAGTTTCTATGCTAATGAATATGATAGATGTATAAAACGGGGTGGTGATATGTTATACGGTGTTCCTGTTTTAAATGGTAATGTACAAGGAATGACCGATGTTATAAAATCAGCTTTTAAAAAAGGTCAAGATAGTGATGGGGAAAATTTTAATTTATTAGGAGAAATTTATCCATCTGCATTTGATGCATATTGGTTAGGTGCAGAAATGGCTCCATTTCCAAATCCATTATTAAGACCGTTGGGTTGGCAATCAACACCACCTGCACCAGGTGCAGTTATGAATATAGGTCCAAATCCAATATCATTAGCAGCATCTGCTGCAATCAATAAAGCATTAAAAGAAGCTGCACAAGCATTGGTTGATGAGTTGAAAAAGCAAACAATAGATGTAGCTGGAACAGTTATAAATGTTTACGATACCGTTATTAAATTATTAAAAAAAGAACAACTTGGAGATGAAGTTAAAAATCATCCTGCGGTGATTGCAGGTAAAACGGTAATTGAAAAGTATAATGAAATTAAAAAGAAAAAACCATCAATTGGTTCTCAATTCAAAATGGCAATTAAATTTCCATTTCCAGAATTACCAAAGAAAAAAGATTTGATTGAAAAAGCAAAATCAAAATTGATGGAAGAAGCTATTAAACAGATTGAAGAGAAATTAATTCCACCTATTTTGGAAAAAATATTACAACCTATAATAGCACCTATTCAATCTGCAATAGAATTATCAAAATCAATTCCATCTCCAAAACCCACAAAAGAACAAATTAAAAAATCTGTAACTGATACTATTAATGGATTAAAACCTGAAATAGAATTACCGGATGTTGGTGTAAAATTACCAACAAAAGAAGAATTAAAAAAACAGATAAAAGATGGATTACCTACCAAAGAAGAATTGGCTTCTATGGCTTTTGATATGATTAAAGATTTAATACCCGATATTCCTAATATATGGTTTATTCCACCAACATTGGTTTTAACACCACCAACTAATATAATGTTAGACCCATTTGTTAATTTAGCAAAGGTACATTTAATGGGAACGAGTGGAACTATGATGGTTATGGCACAATATCCACCACCTGCACCACCGGCACCTGGTATATTAGCATGGTCTGGATATAATGTTATTGGGTAAATTTCAACTTATTATATTTATTACTAAACAAACACTTTTTTATGAAATCAGAAATTTTAGTAACCCTTATTAAAGAGGTTGTAAAAAACGAGGTTAAGCAGCAAGTTAAAGAAGAACTTGTTAAACTTATCAAATCTGGCGCGGTTACATTAAACTCACAAAAGAAATCTACACCATCGTTAGCAGAATTAACGGAGGTGAATACTACTGCTCCTGTTAGAAAACAGACAGTAGTTCCAACGCAACAAAGAACTCATCAACCACAGAGGGAATTTACAAAAGACCCTATGATTAATGAGATTTTAAATATGACAACTCCATTTACATCTGCACAAAGAGCAGAAGGAGCAGGGGCAGGTGGTAGTGTATTAGATATGTTACAACCACAGATGAGTGAAGAAGACGGATGGGATACTATGGATTTTAGAGGTGCAGGTATTCCTCAAAATATTCCACAACAATTGGAATCAACCGGAGATAAATTACAAGATGCAACTATGAAAGCATTGACAAGAAATTATGCGGATTTAGTTAAAAGATTTTAATAATGGCAATAGAGCTTGGTAAAGTTAATGTAGCGGATTTAGTAGAAAATGACTATAAAGTGTTGGGTATTGGTATTAATAAAAGTTCCGATTCCAATGGCATCTTTTCTGTTAATTTCACCACACTTAATCAGGCAAAAGATAATTTAAAAAATCTAATCCTAACCAGAAAAGGAGAAAGATTAATGCAACCTGAATTTGGATGTGATGTTTGGAAAGTGTTGTTTGAACCATTAGATGGAGAAGCAGTAGAGCGAGTTATAGAAAACACTATCGTAGAAGCAGTTTCTATATGGTTGCCATACTTAAATATTGATACCATTGTATTTGATTACGATGAAAATGATATAGATAATCATAGAATAATTTTGGATATTAAATTCTCATTAATATCAAATCCAAATTTATCAGAAACAATACAAATAAATGTAAATAATTAATAATGGCACTTAAACCACTTGATAAAAATTGGGGTAATCAAAATAAAAACATAAATTATGTTGGTAAAGATTTTGCTGCATTAAAGCAAGTTTTAATTGATTATACTAAAACATATTTTCCAAACACATACTCAGATTTCAATGATGCATCTCCTGGTATGGTTTTCATTGAGCAAGCAGCTGCAATAGGTGATGTACTTTCATTTTATCAAGATACTCAATTAAAAGAATCTATATTATCATATGCTTCTGAAAAGAAAAATGTGATAGCATTGGCACAAAATATGGGTTATAAACCAAAGGTAACATCCCCTGCGGTTACAACCCTTACTGTATATCAGGTAGTTCCATCCAATGGACAAACAGGTATATCAAATGCACCGGATACCAGATATCTTTTTAAAATAAAAGATGGAATGGAGGTAGAATCAACAACAAATTCAAATGTTGTTTTTAGAACGGTTGATGCCGTAGATTTTGCAAATCCAACTGATAGAGAAATAGAAGTTTACGAAAGAGATTCTAATTCAGGAGTTCCAACAAGATATTTAATAACAAAGAAAGTAAAAGCAATTTCTGCAAGAGAAGTTTCTACATCTATTTCATTTGGAGATGATACTGATTATCCAACAGGAACTTTAAATGATACTAATATTATTAGCATAGTATCTGTTATAGATAATGATGGTAATGTGTATTATGAAGTTCCATATTTGGCACAAGAAACTATATTTTCGGAACAACCAAATACGGATTACAATTCTGAATTATCGGAATACTCAAATGAAGTTCCTTATATATTGGAAGTTAAAACCGTTCCTTATAGATTTTCAATAAAAGTAAATTCAGATAATACCATAGATTTACAATTTGGTAGTGGTGATGTTAGATTAAATGATGAGCAAATACTACCAAATACAAAAAATGTAGGATTGGGATTAGCTAATTCGGTTCAAAGATTGAATCAAGGTATTGACCCATCTAATTTTTTAAAAACAAATACATTTGGGGTAGCACCTATAAAT